CCCGCCGCATCCTTGTACAGGATGGGATACTTACGCACTACCCAATCCGGGGAACGTGACAGCTTTAGGGCAAGTGCTTCTGGATGTAACGGGGTAGCGGCCATGCGCACGCGAGCTCTAGGATCGAGAGCAGGCATAAACGTTTTGACAAACCAGTCCATTGTCTTCTGGCGGGCTTCAGGGGTCCTGACACTTTCCTCATCTTCCAAGTCATCGAGGAAGGCTATATCAGGACGATAATGCAGATGCTTAACACCACGCAAAGACTGACCACGGCCATGAGCTCGCAGTACTGTTCCATTCGATAGCTCGATGTAAGTCTCTTGCCATTTACGCCCTTTGAGATCGCCAAACAATTCAAGCAGGTCTTCGTTGGTTTCAAACTCATGCTTGATAGCGGCAAGGCGTTCTTGTGCACGGGGTTCGGTTTCACCGATCACTAATCCGTTTTTGAACTGTTGAAGGCATGCCATGACAATGATCGCTTCTTCCGCCACAGTTGATTTGCCACCGCCACGAAACACCATGTCCAGAACACGCGGCGCATCAGAGTGCCAATCCTCAATTATGGTTTTGTGGAAATGCTGGGTAGCTTCAGGATGGCGATGACGGAACAAAGCGCTGTGGGCAAGAAGAGGATCGCGCCCAAGATGAAGGATGATGTCGTCACGGATGCTTGTCATAAAAGAACCGGGAACCTTCAGGGGAAAGTCCCCGGCAAGTTAAGGGAGGAAACGCGCCCTCGAGAACAACATATANCCGAAAGCCTGAATACCATAATCTTGGTGCGTGAGGTTGTCAACGATACTATTTGGTTGTTGAAAGTCGATTTCAAAAATACGTGCGGTTTTTATATGGGGGGTAAAATAAATAAGGTAAGGGGTGGTCGGTGGGGGGTTTCCCTGAGTTGGGCCCCGGCCTCTGGCCTCCCTCTGGCCTAGCCCTAGCCCATGTAATAAACGTTACACCATGCACCTTGCTGCACCCGTCACAGGGTGCGACCCGCCCACGTAACAAATGCAACATGTAACAAATGGGCACTGGCTGGCTGGCGCATAAGGGCAGGGCGTAACATCTGATAACAAACGTAAAGTATGCACCTTTTAAGCGTGTAACATCTAGCTTGAAGCGGTGCGCTAAGTGCATGAAAACAAAGGGCAACCTATATATTTTTTTAAGTAACTATTATATATATTAAACTATTTAATAAAATAAGCACCCCTTTAGGCCAATTTTTTTAGGTCAGTAATATTGACCTATTACCAAATGATACAAAGCATATAAAAAGCTGCGGTATTATAAGTGTATCCTCAAAAAACACCTATAGTTTTTTAGTTATTGAAAACATTGATCTTTTTGCCACATAGCTTGGCAAGCTATGTAAAAGCAAAACAAAATAGGTAAAATTTGCACCGTGCTATTGACGTAACATTTAATACGTGCCATATTAACAGCGTCAAATAGTTGACAGGAGACAAACACGATGAAACTCGCACTGATCCTACTCTGCTCACTGGCCGTAGGCTACGCAACGCCCTATCTAGGCTTTGCTTTGCTCGTGCTTTATTACGCAAAGTAACAAATTTTACAGGAGAATAACACCGTGAACCTTATCACAGCATTATGCAACGCGCACGGGTTAACCCGTGCGCAACTCGCCGGACAGCTTAGAGTATCACGCCAAACACTGCACCGGTGGGAGCGGGCGCCAATTCTGCCCACATACGCGCACGAGGAGATAGCACGCTGGCAGAGCGACCAACCCGTAACAGCACTACGCGAAGCACTGGACACACTGCCCGGCGCGCACCGCGCACCACTAACCAGAGCGCTGGCACACTTTGTCTTGCGGCTAGCCAAACACACAGAGACCACGAGCCCGATTGCATTATCTAACGCAATCGATCAAATTTTATCTTGACGTACAAAAACTATAGGTGTAAATGTTACACCGTCATTACGACACAGAGGAGCACACAATGAGCAAAACATCTGATAAAATTTTCGCGCTGCATAATGAAATTCAAAAGCGGACTAAGCGCGTTGCAGCGTTTATAGTTATGCGTGGAAGTGAACATGTCGGCACAATCCAACTGCACTATTCAGCGGACGGAGCGGGCAGACTGATTGCATACGTTGCAGACTGGACACGCGAAAAGCCTGAAGCCATACCATTTAAAGAGTTCACACGCTGGAGACGTGGTTCAGCGAGCGGGTACGGCTATGACAAGGCCAGCGCCGCAATGTCCGGCGCGACGATAGCTGGAGTGACCACTGTAGACGACGGTCACGGGTGGGAGCATCACTACAAAGAAGCTGGCCTCACTATCCTGCAAGCAATATAAGGGGCAATTATGCCTGTTTTGTGAGGTGCGAATATGTCAGATATTTATAAGCCGGAAAATTTAAAGCTGTGGCAAATGCCGGATTATTACGTGGGCGCTGTGTGGCCGGACACCTATGTATTTTTGAGTCAAAATCGTGACAGCGACGCGTTGCACCGGTCTAATTTTATCAGCGCACTGGCAGCCATTGGTGGCGAGTCTGAGACTGTAAACGTGGTGCGAGAAATACATTGGTTTTGCGGCTGGGTTGAGTGGATTGCTATCCATCAAGATGATGATAAAGCGCTCCAAATTGCTGATCAAATTGCCGGCGCGCTTGAGGACTATCCTGTCGTTGATGAGGAGCATTTTAGCGCGCTTGAACATGCAGAGGCAAAGGCGTTTTGGGAATCAATGTCTGTGCGAAAGCGCGCTGAGTATTGCGCACAAGCGGGCGTGTCCATCTATGCGGCGCGGCGTGATTACGTGCCGTCAAACGACGGCGCACTGGACGAATTGCTGAGGGGATGCTGATTATGAATAAAGGTGACAATATAACAAAAGGAAACGCAAACATGAAAACTTTACTGATAGTTGACCACTTGAAAGCCGTCTTTAACGCTGTATCGAACGAAGAGACACGCCGCTACCTTTGCGGCGTGCAAGTTGAGATAAACGAGAAAGGTACGACTCTTGTAGCAACAAACGGGCAAATGCTACTTGCCGCGCATGACGAAACAAACACACTAAACGAGCCTGTGAAGCTGATTATACCCGATCATATCGTGAAAGGTCTCAAGTTTATGCTTGGGCAAGATTTGGTGGATCTGAGCACTGATGACGGTAAAACATGGCGGCTGGGTAACACACTGTTTCAACCCGTTGATGGGACTTATCCAGACTGGCGGCGTGTTGTGCCGCAAGAGACCCCTTTGCTTATTAGCATCGAAGGGATCTGGTATGATCCAAAATTTCAGATTGCAATGGCCAAAGCTGCAAAAATTCTAAGCGCTACTTGGACGATATACCCAAATGGCACTACACCCGCGCTTGTACGCTTCGAGAAAGCCAAAAATATTGACGTGATTGGCGTAATTTCACCGATGAAGAAAAATAGGGAAAGCTTTAAGAAGCCAAGCTGGGCATGAGCTGGGCAATGCTGGGCGGACTGCTAGGGCTGCTTGCCCTAGCAGGTGCGCTGTTAAAATAAGCTTGACGACCTAAGCAACGTTAAATAGGGTAAGCAGATGACATACTTTTTTTTAAACAAAAGATTGCCGGAACGGACGCGCCTAATAGGTGCGCTGAAGCATTTACTTTTCGCCGGGCACATCCAGAAAAAAGATATATGCAAGATCGGTGAAATATCTATGGGTCAGGCAGTGAATGACGTTCGCACAATCTTGCGCGAGTTNCCCGGCCTGATGCACTACGAAATTTCCGCCCGCGCTTATGTGTGCGACCTAAGTGCGCAAGACCGGGATAGAATGCTTGAGGAGATAGTAAATTTATGAAGACGATCTGTCTGGACTTCGAGACGTATTTTGACAAAGATTATACGCTCAAGAAGATCACCACTGAGCACTATATCAGAGAGCAACGCTTCCAAGCGTTGCTTTTGGGCGTTCAAGACGAGAGCGGCGCCTATTGGCTTATGCCGCATGAAATTCAGGCATGGTGCAATAAGCAGGACTGGGCAAACATTGCCGTCATTGCACATCACGCGCATTTTGACGGGTTGATCCTGTCACATCATTATGGTGTGCGCCCGGCGTTCTGGTTCGATACGCTGTGTATGGCGCGGCTGCTCGTAGGGAACCATGTAAGTGTCGCCTTGTCGAGCTTGGCGAAGCACTTCGAGCTGGGCAGCAAGAGCGTGCCCTATGACGAATTTATGGGCAGGCGTGCAGAAAACATTCCAGCGGACTTGTACAAAGCGCTGGGCGATGGCTGCTTGCAGGACATTAGATTGACTGTTGACCTGTTCAATCGGTTCCGGCCGGAGTTCCCGCCGGAGGAATACCGCGTTATTGACATGACGATCCGCATGTTCACCGAGCCTACAATCGTCGGAGATATTGCGACTTTCTATCGCGTGCAGCGCGAAGAGTGGGAACACAAGGGCGAGCTATTGGACGCGCTGGGCGTGTGTGAGGCTGATCTGCAAAGTGCTGCACGCTTCGTCGAGCTGTTGCGGGCGGAAGGCATCGAGCCCGAATACAAGGACGGAAAGAACGGCGCGACCCCTGCCGTTGCGAAGACCGATGACTTCATGAAAGGATTGTTGGACAATGACAACGAGAGAGTCGCAGCACTTGCACAAGCACGTCTTGACGTGCGTTCTACGATTGACGAAACCAGAGCTGGAAGGCTTGCTGGAATGGCTGGCAGAGGTGCAATGCCCGTTTACCTTACTTATTGTGGGGCACATACTACCCGATGGTCTGGTGGGGATAAAGTTAACTTTCAAAACTTCCCGAGAGGTGGCGATCTGCGGAAAGCTTTGCACGCTCCTGACGGATGGAAGCTTGCCGTTATAGATCTGAGCCAAATCGAATGCCGCGTGCTCAATTACGTGGCCGGGCAAATGGACATCATCAATGCTTTTGCCACTGGCCGAGACTTGTATTCAGAGGGCGCAAGCAGGTTCTATGGGCGACCGATCAATAAGAAAGACAACCCGACTGAGCGGCATCTGGGCAAGGTTCTCGAGCTGGGTTGCGGCTATGGCATGGGCGCGAACAAGCTGCAAACTACTTGCCGTGCAGGTGCGCTGGGCGGGGCGCCGATCATACTCGAAACACATGAAGCACA